AGGGTGATCCGGCGGCTCCGCGACCTCCACGACGTGGAGACCACGATCGATCCGGGGCTCGGGGCGAGCCCCGTCGACGACGGCTCAGGGGTCTACCCGCTCACCCTAGTCACCACCCAGACCGACCTCGACGCGATCCTCGCGTCGGTCGCCGCGGTCAACTGGCGGCCGCTCACGCTCGAGCCCGGGTTCGATGTGTTCCCAGACCCGCAGTTCGCGACCCCGAAGTACCGGCTCACGCTCAACAACGTCGTGCACGTCGAGGGGATGGTCGGCTGCTCGCCGCCGCTGTCGGACGACGACGTCGGCAAGCTACTCACCACGCTCCCCGCGGACTCCCGCCCCGACGGGACGCTGCTGTTCGGCTGCCCCGCCTACGGCAACAACGCCCGTTTCGACGTCACCCCGGACGGTGAGATCAGGTTCCAGGGGATGCTGATCGGCGGCGGGCAGATCGACTGGTTCTCGCTGAGCGTGGTCACCTACTCGGTCGGGGCCGCTCAGTGAACGTCCAGCCCGGCGCCACGTTCGAGGCTGTCATCGACACCGGCGAAACAGGGTTGGCCGGGACGGTCACCGTCGAAGCCGGCGACAACACCGGCGGCACCGCGATCCTCCCAACGAGCCTGGGGATCACGGAGATCGCCGAGGGCGTGTACGCCGCGACTGGATTGGTGGCGCCCGACACGGCAGGGCAGTACACGCTGATCTGGAAGAACGCCGGCGCCGTACTCGGGATCGAGGGCCTCGTCGTCACCGGGTCCGCCCCGGGCGGGCCGGTACCGCCGTCCGACACGTACGCGACAACGGATGAGCTGTTCCGGATCCTGAAGATCCGCACTCCCACCAGCGCTCAGACCACCGCGGCCCAGAGGGTGCTCGAGGCCGCCGCCGGCGAGATCAACTCCAAGATGGGTCGCGTCGACGGGCTCGCACCATGGCAGCTCCAGCTCTGCACCGAGGTCAACCTCGAACGCGCCGTCGAGCACTGGTCGCAGCAGGAAGTCCCGTTCGGCGTGATCGGCCTCGACAGCCCCAGCGGCCCCACCTACCTCCCGCGCAAAAGTCGAGCGTTGGCGAAGCTGCTGCCGCTCGAACAGTCGTGGGGTGTCGGGTGAGCTCGTTGCCGGAGATCATCGAAGCGTTGGCGGGCGCGTTGGAGCCGCTGCGCACAGACATCCCCGACCTCCAGATCTTCCCGTACTGGCTCGCGTCCGCGACGCCACCGACGATCGACGTGTACCCCGGCGACCCGTTCCAGGACGGGCTCGGGTTCGGGAACGGCGGCGCCGAGCTGTTCTTCACCGTCCGGGCCCGCGTCACGACCGCCGACAGCGTCGCCGGGCAGCAGCTCCTCTACCAGATGCTCGAGCCCGACGCCGGCGTCGGGGCCGCTTTGACCGCCGACCAGACGTTGGGCGGCGTCGTCGACTCACTGGCGATCGGCGACGAAGGAGCCCCGGGCGTGTCCGGGTTGAGGGAGTACGTCGAGGACGTCGCCGTGAACGGACGCCTCCTCGGCTGCGAATGGAGAGTGAGGGTGCTCGCATGAAAACCACCTACAAGGTCACTGGGCTGACACCGTTCGCCGGCCACGAGCCGGGGGAGGAGTTCGAGGCCGAGCTCGACCCGGAGCTCGAGCGCCGCGCGAAGGCGCGCGGCTCGATCCGCGTCCTGAAACGCGGAAACAAAAACGACGAACACGAGGAGGAGGAGACCGCAGATGCCGAAGCGGATAGCACTCAATGACTCTGTGGAGGTCGACTCGGTCGACCTCTCGAACTTCTGCCGCCAGGTCACATTGGCGTCCGAGCACGCCCGCGTCGACGTGTCCGGGTTCTCCGTCAGCGGCGCGAACGAGTACCTGCCCGGCCCGACCGACCAGTCCGTCACCTGCGAGTTCTTCGGGTCGTACGGCACGGGTGAGGTGCACGCGACGCTGTACCCGATCCACCAGTCCCGCTCCGTCGTCGAGTTCAAGTGGCGCCCCGACCAGAACACGGCGGTCTCGGTGTCGAACCCTGAGCTCCGCGGGAACGTGCAGATCTACACGTACGGGCCCGGCGGCACGAGAGGGGACGTCGACACGTTCCAGGTGACGATGAACGCCGCCGACGAGGACGGGTTGCAGTTCTTCACCGCCGCCGAGGCCTAGACCGGTGGCGGAGGACGCCAAGGTTGTTGTTCGCGGTTACAAGGAGCTGATCCAGGCCTCCAGGCTCGCGGACAAAGCGACGCGGAAAGAGATGCGCGCCACGTTCAGGAAGGTCGGCGACCCGGTCAGGCAGGAGGCCGCTGCCTTGTTCGCCAGGTATGACGCGAGGTCGGCGGCCGGGTACCGCACCTACGTACGTCAACGCGGGATCAGCGTCGAACAGTCCATTCGCCGCACAACCGGGCTCCACCCCGAGTTCGGGGCGTTACAGATGACGAGGGCGCTGCTGCCGTCACTCGAGGACAACCGTGACAAGACCGAGCAGGCGTTCGAGGACGCCGTCGACCGCGTCTGCGACCTGTGGGAGCGCGTCTAGATGGACTGGGTCGTGATCGAAGGCGTGAAGCCGTACGACGGCCGCTACGAGTTCGACCTCGCCGCGAGCGAGCCCACGACGAGGGAGTGGGGATGGATCAAACGGTTGTCCGGGTACATGCCCGCCACGGTCACCGACGGGTTCGAAGGCGCCGACCCCGAGCTCTTCAGCGTGTTCGCGGTGATCGCATTGCGCCGGGCCGGGAAGATCGAGGCGCGGGAGGTGAACCAGGTGTTCGACCGTTTCGCGGACGCGCCGTTCGCCACGTCGATCCGGTTGGAGACCGACCAGCCCGACGCGCGTGAGGGTGATGCTGGCCCCCCGGTAGGAAGCTCGAGTTCGAGCGGGACCTTTTCTGGTCCCGCTGGGAGGACGAGTTCGGACCCCTCGGAGACGTCGAGCCCGAACGGCTCTGGGACGCCAGACTCGGATACTTCGGAGTTAGCCCCGACGCCGTGGGCGACATGACACCCGCTCAGCTCCTCGGCTGCGCCGAGCTGTTCGCGTCTCTGCACCACGGCGGCTAGCCGTGGCGGCCCGGACGATCAGCGTCGAGATCGTCGGCGACGCGACCAGCCTGCAACGCGCGTTCGGCCGCGCGGCGTCCTCGGCGAACAGGTTCAACAGCGACATCAACCGCACATTCAGGGGTGTCCTCGCAGGCTCGGGCGCGTTCCGGTCGCTGGGCCGGTCGGTCGCGTTCGCTTCGGCGTCGTTCCTCGGCGGCGTCGGGTTCGTCCAGGTCGTCAAAAGCAGTGTCGAGGCCGCGTCGAACCTCGAGGAGCAACTATCGAAATCGAACGTGGTGTTCGGCGCCTCCGCGAACGCCGTCGAAGCGTGGGCGAAAACCACCGTCAACTCGATGGGGCTCGCCGAAGACCAGGCGCTCCAGACCGCGAGCTCGTTCGGCGCGCTACTGCGGCCGCTGGGGATCACAGGGCAGGAGGCCGCGAAACAGTCCGAACAGCTCACCCAACTCGGCGCCGACCTCGCGTCGTTCTACAACACCGACGTCAAGTCCGCCCTCGACGCGCTCCAGTCCGGCCTGACAGGGCAGGTGAGACCGTTGCGCGCCTACGGCGTGCTCCTCTCCGCCACCCGCGTCAACCAGGAAGCGCTCACGGAGACCGGGAAGAAACACGCCTCCCAGCTCACCGACCAGGAGAAAGTGATCGCTCGGTTGGCGATCATCTACAAGGACACCGCGCAGGCGCAGGGCGACTTCGCCCGCACCTCCGGAGGGTTGGCGAACCAGGAACGGATCTTGCAGGCGAACGTCCGGCAGCTCCAGATCGCATTGGGTGTCGCGCTGGTGCCGGCGATCACGAACGTCGTCAAGAAGATCAACGACTGGCTCGGGAAGTCCGGCAACCAGAAACGCGTGCAGGACGACCTGAGAGAAGCGGTCGACAAGACCATCGGCGCGATCCGGACGATCAGCGGCGTGATCCAGGACGTCGTCGGGAAGCTCGGCGGCTGGCACCAAGCCCTGATCATTCTGGTCGGCGCGTTCGCCGGGTTCAAGCTCGCCGGGATCGGCTCCGCTATCGCGGTCTCGACCGCGAACGTGATCGCCGCCGGGATCACGGAGAAGGCGTGGCAGGCCGCGCTGATCTCGACCGGCTGGGGGATCTTCGCCGTCGCCGCAGGCGTCGCCGCGACCGAGGTGATCGCGCACTGGGAGACCGTCAAATCCTGGTTCGCGGAGTTCTGGCTCTGGCTCGAAACAACCGCCGACCAGACAGTGAAGGCGATCGTCGAGCCGTTCTCGCATCTCCCGTCCAGACTCGGGCAGTGGGCGCGTGACCTAAAAGACCAACTCAACCTCGACATCGGCTACCTCGCGAAACAGGCCGCGGACGTCGCGAACGAAGCGCAGAGAGCCCAGGACGCGGTCGGCAAGGCGAAGACGGGCGCGGCCGCCGTGATACCCGGCGGGCCGACCGTGCCGACAGCGCCGGCCGTGACCCCAGGGACGGCCGGCGGTGGTCCTCGTGGTGTCACCGCGTCGCAGCGGAACCAGTGGTTCGACGCGATGATCAACCGGCAGCTCGGCCGGGTGCAGGACATCACGTCATTGAGAGGGCAGATCGCCCGGCTCGGCCAGATCGCCGGGTTGATCCGCGCGCGGCTTGCCGTCACCAGGGACATCACCCGCCAACTGACGCTCGAGGACAAACTCGCGGACGTTCTTCGTCAGCAGCGCGGGACACGGGCGGACCTCACCGACCAGATCAAGCAGAAAGCGCAGGAGGCCAGTGACGCGCAACGCGCCTGGCTCGACTTCGCCGTCGAACGCGCCCAGGCCACCAAAACCATCACGGACGATCGCAAGGCGTACGAGGCGATCGAGAAGTGGCTGAAGGACAAGATCCGGCGGGAAGGCCGCACCCTCGACCTCGTCCGCGACCTGTGGGAGACCCGCCAGAAGATCCGCGACCTGAACAAACAGAACATCGACCCGCTCGCCGGGCTGGCGCAGGTGTCGTCGAGGCAGCTCGCGAACATCCTCGCCGCCGGCACCGGCCTCGACGTCGCGGGCCGCCGCAGGCTGGTCGCGAACATCGGCGGCGCCGACATCCAGCCCGTCCACGTCCACGTCAACATCGACGGGCGCGAAGTCGCCCAGGTTGTCACGAAACACCAGGCCCGCGCAACCCGGAGAACAGCGAAACAAACGTCCGGGTTCCATGGCTGACCCGCTCGGCGTGTCGATCGCGTTCGACGCGACGCCCCTGGAACCTGACCCGACCTGGACACGGATCGACACCCTCGACGGGTGCCGCGTGAGGGACTGGCAGATCGACCGGGGCCGCCCCGACGAGTTCTCGAAAACAGGGACCGGGACAGCCACCGTGCATATCGTCGACCGGGCCGGTCTGTTCGACCCGACCGGGTCGGGCACCTACACAGGGAACGTCAAACCCGGGAAACAGGCCGCGATCAGTCTCTACAACCCCGCCTCGGACACCTGGCACACCCTGTTCCGCGGGTTCGTCGAGGCGTGGGCCTACCAGCTCGACCAGACCCGCCAGTATCTCGAGCTCGAGCTCCAGCTCGTCGACGGGTTCGCTGTCCTCGAACAGGCCGTGCTCCAGGTCGGCGTCGACGGGATCCTCCCGCTGCCGGCGGAGATCGCGAAAGGGAACATCGGTTACGGCCTCACCGAAGGCACGATGAGCGACCGGATCTACGCGATCCTCGGAACCGCAGGTCTGGGGAACCTGAAATGGCCCGAAGAGCTCGCGGTCCCCGGCGTCGACGTGTTCTCCGGGAACGTACGGCTCGGCCCGAAAGCGTACGGGCCAGGCACCAGCGCCCTCGACGCCCTCTGGGACGCCGCCGACGGCGAGTTCCCCGGTGTCGCGAACATGTGGATCGGCGGCCCTTCCGCGCCCGGGCACCTGATCTTCCACGGCCGCCAGGCCCGGTTCCGTCCCGACGTCGCCGAGTACAACATCAGCCGTTGGACGGTCGCGGACCCGTCCGCGTGGGGCGAACCCATGGCCGTCCCGATCGCCGAGCTCGAATGGTCACTCGGGAACGACAACCTCTACAACGCCGCGTCCGCGACCCCGCAGGGGATCCTGAGCGGCCCTAGCGGCGATCCCGGGTCGACGTGGCGGATGCTCGACCCCGACAAAGACGACGTCGCCGGCCAGTACGTCAAAGACGACGCGTCAATCGGCCTGTACGGGCTCCGCTCGATCACGTTCGACCAGCTCCAAACCGTCGAAGGGATCGCGACCGGCAACAACGCGCTCGTCGAGACGAAGCTGTTCGCGACCTACTACTTCAGCAACTACAACGATCCCCAACCGCGGATCTCGAAGCTGACTTTCAAGTCGCGCCGCGCCGGTGACGTTCTTGGCTCCCACCTGTGGCAGTTCATGTGCAACGTCGACATCTCAGACCTCCTCACCGTGAAGACGCAGCATCCCGGTGGGGGCGGGTTCGACGCCGAGTTCTACGTCGAGGGGATCCACTACACCGGGCAGCCAGGTGACCCCGACATCCCGATCATCGCCGAGCTCTCGCTCGACGTGTCACCGCGTGCGAACTACACCTCGAACCCGTTCCCGGAGGACGACACCTGATGCCGGCGCCGCACCCGAGGATGCACGGCATCACCCACGTCGCCGGCGGGCCCGACCCCGTCCCCGGCTTGTTGCCGCCGATCGCGGGCACCTACCAGCAGCACGTCCTCGCGGAACCGTCCCTGATCGGGTACTGGCCGCTCGACGACACCGGCCCGCCGGCCGTCGACCACTCCGCCTCGCACCACGACCTAACCGAGTCGGCGATCCCACCGACGTACGGTGAGCCGGGGCCGTTCTCGGGCGACGCGTCCGCGACCAGCGTCCTGTTCGCCGCCTCCGCGGGGTTCACCGCACCCGTCGACGCGCTGATCGACCTGAACTCGCCGTCGTCGTTGTACTGGTTCAACACGTCGTTGCCGTTCACGTTCGAGATCCTCGCGAACCCGGCCGCGTACCCGGCCAGTCACGCGGCCGGCCTGATGGGCAGCTACGAAAGCCCGGGCGGATCCACCGGCGGCCTCTACCTCACCCTGCTCCCCACCGGGGCTGTCCGGATGCAACGCGCCAACGAAACGTACGACAGCCTGGCCGCGCTCAACCTCGACGCGTGGACACACCTGGCGATGAGCTATGACGGCGCCACGCTGCGCTTGTACTTCGACGGGGAGGAGCAGCTCGCGGCCCCGACCACAGCCGCCCATTCCGGTAGCGGCGTGTTCCGGGTCGGCGTCTACGGCGAAGACTCGACCTACATGGACACGTTCCACGGCCGCCTCGCGCAGGCCGCGATCTACAACACCGCCCTCTCGGGCACGGTGATCGCGACGCACTCGAGCACCGCGATCACCACGGGCGGCCTCGGCGACGGCGCCCCCGGGAAAGTCGTCGGGATCGACGACAACGGCCAGATCGGGTGGGTCGACCCGAAAGTCGAGGTGAAAGTAAACGGCAGCCCGCCGAAAGCGGCCGCGACCCCGAAGCCGCCGCCGGTGCCGCCCGTCCCGGACCCGCTCCTCGACTGGATCCAGGATCAGCCTTTCTGTTACGACGGCCCCACCTTCACCGTCCAGCCGAACACGTGGACGACGATCCCGTTCGCGACCCCGTGCATGGAACGCGAGAACCCGTCCGGGTGGGTCGAGATCGACCTCACCGATCCGGACGCGGCCGGCTGGATGAACGTGTCGACGCCGCACGCGATCACGGTCCCGCACGACATGCCGTTCAACCTCGGCGCCGGCATCGGGTCCGGCGACTGGATGCAGGTGTGCCTGAGGATCGACAACCCGATCGTTCATGGCACCACATCGAACCGCGCGCTCAGGATCTTCGAGACAACCCACCAGAAAACCGTGGTGTGGGCGGTGTCCGAGATGGCCGACGGCGCCTGCGCGGAGGGCGGCGCCACCGACGTGTTCCGCGGCCCCACAGGTGCCGTGTTCGCGTCTGGTGACACCGGCGGCCTCGACACCGGCGGCCACCCCGACATCTTCTTCATCCCCAACGCAGGATTGGCGTACTACCTCAACGGTGAGGACTGGCTCCCGGGTCACGCCGGCGGGAACCCTACGTTGACGCGGGGGATGCGGCTGGTCGCGCAGGCCTGGCACGACGCCACCGTCCCGTTGGACTTCTCCTGCGCGAACACCGGCGGCAGCTACAAACCCCACTTCGTCGTCTCGTTGGGCTGCGACCGGGCGTGGGGCGCCCCGTGGAGCACCTGGCCGACCTGATGGACGAGCACACCCTCAACTTCGTCGAAGGCGACGGGATCTCGGTGCAGGCCGGCCCGAACCCGTCCGACCCCGACGTCATCGACGTCGAGATCAGCGCGCTCCCCGACGAAGACCCCCCCGCGGCCGTCCCGAGGCTGCTCGCAAGGCTGTACGGGCCGGTCCCCGGCTCCCCCGGCCCGTCGGGGATGTACCGGGTCCCGTACATCGACGGTGCCGCGGTCACGTTCACGCTGTCCCGCGCAGCCCTGCACCTCGAGACCGCCGGGTCGACAACAACGACGGTGCTCGTCGAGAAATCATCGGGGTCCGGCTCGTTCCTTGCTGTCCTCGTCGCGACGTTGACGCTCGCCGCGTCAGCGACCGAGGTCGACGTCACCACCAGCCTCGGCACCCTCACCAGCGGCGACCTGCTCCGCTGGCGGTGGGCCGCGCTCGGGACAGGCGCGCAGTCGTTCCACGCCCAGCTCGAAGGCAGCGCCTGAGATGGCTGTCGCGTTCCGCGCCGCCGGCGCTTTCGCCTCGAACTCGTCCGGCAACCCGGTCATCAGCTACCCGGCCGGTGTCGCCGCCGGCGACCTCCTGATCATCCAGTACATGGTCGGCAACTCCAGCACCGTCGCCACGACTCCGTCCGGGTGGACGCTCCTGCTCGGCCCCACCGCGACGTCCGATGGCTCCCAGCCCGCGAGGGCATACGCGTACTACAGGGTCGCCGGTGGCAGCGAACCCTCGTCGGTCACGTTCGCGCACACCGGCTCGAGCGGTCAAGCGGGCGGGATCATGAGCGCCTACACAGGCGCCGACCCGGCAACCCCGATCAACGTGTCCACGACGGCGGGGACGGAGACGAGTGGCACGACCCAGACGGCCCCGTCGGTCACGACGACGGTCGCGAACACGCGGCTGCTCCACATGTACTGGATCACCGGCAATACCACGGTGACCCAGAATGCGGCCGACACCGAACGGTACGACACAACTTGGGCGGCCGTGTTCGAGACGTTGGAGGTTGCCGACAAGGCGCAAGCCGCGACCGGCGCCACGGGAACGTCAGGGGCGACCTACGCCACATCCGTCACTGGCGGGCTGGCCGCGACGATCGCGGTCGCGCCGATCAGCGCCGTCGCCCCGACAGCCGACTTCAGCGGCACACCAACATCAGGGACAGCCCCGCTCAGCGTCGCGTTCACGGACGCGTCCACCGGCACCCCGACGAGCTGGGCGTGGACGTTCGGCGACGGCGGAACCTCGTCGTCGCAGAACCCAACGCACAGCTACACCACCCCCGGGACGTACACCGTGGCGCTCGTCGCGACGAACGCCACAGGGTCGAACACCAAGACCCGGACCGGGTACGTCACCGTTGGCGGCGCCCCGACAGCCGACTTCAGCGGCACACCCACGTCGGGTGTGGCGCCGCTCAGCGTGACGTTCACCGACACGAGCACGGGCACCCCGACGTCGTGGGCGTGGACGTTCGGGGACGGCGGCACCAGCTCGAGCCAGAACCCAACGCACAGCTACACCAGCTCGGGTGTCTACACCGTCACCCTCGTCGCGACGAACACGGCCGGTTCGAACACCAAGACCCGCACCGGGTACGTCACCGTCACGGAAACCATCTCGTACGCGTCCGGGGGAGGGATCGAGATCTGGTGACCGACTGGTGGCAAACCGCGTATAAGGGCGGCCCGATGGTCCCCGTCCCCGGGTTCCCGCGGGAGCTCCACGTCGGCGACCCCGACGGCCCCGACACCGTCGCGTACAAACGCACCGTCTGGCGTGCCGGACGGTGGCAGGGTCCCGCCAGCCGGTTCGACGACAGCTACAGCGACGGCTTCGCGAACGGCGCCGGCCCCAACGTGGTCGACACAGGTGTCGCCGGGGTGCAACGGCAGCAGAACATGCCCGACACCGGTGTGATCGACCAGGCGACGTTCAACACGCTCCGCTCGATCCGCGTCCCCGAAGGGAAACCCCACGCCGGTGAGCTGGCGATGGACGCGAACGCCCAGAACCTGATCGCGCTCGCCTACCAGCAGTTCCACGCCCCGCCGCCGCCGAAGCAGACGACCCGGGAGCGGGCCCTCGACGGCGCGACCGGGTGGCTGGGGTACACCGAGAGCCCCGCCGGGTCGAACCACACCACCTTCGGCGAGTACTACGGGATGGATTTGCAGCCGTGGTGCGCCATGTTCGTCACGTACTGCTACGAGGTCGAGGCTGGCGGCTCACCGAGCTTCGCTCGCGGCTCCCGGTACGCGTACGTCCCGTACATCGTCTCCGACGCTGCGAAGGCCACCAACGGCCTCACGATCACGCAGGCGCCCATCCCCGGCGACCTCGTCTGCTACGACTGGGAACAGGACGGCACGTTCGACCACGTCGAGCTGTTCGAGTCAGGGTCGCCGGGCTCGTTCAGCGCGGTCGGCGGCAACACCAGTTCTGACAACAATGGGAGCCAGAGCAACGGTGGCGGCGTCTACCGGCGGCAACGGTCGAACTCGCAGGCGTCGGTGCTGTTCGTCCGGGTCGCCGAGTGATCGTCGCCCGCATCAGCGACGAGGCGCTGATCACCGTCAACAGCCTCGAGCTGATCGGGATCATCTACCTCGCGGTCGCGGTCAGTTTCCTCCGCGAGAAGATCGCGCGGATGGAAGGGAAGCTCGAGGGCAAGCGGGAGGAGGAGCAGCAGGAACGTGATCGCCGCCACGGTTGACTGGAAAGTGCTCAGCATCGCCGCGGTGCTCCTATTGGTCGCGATGGTGCTGCTGTACCGGATGATGAGCCGCGACCCCGACGTCCGTCGTACCCGGTACGGGTTCTTCGTCGAACGCGACCGCTACGACCAGGAGCCGGGCTGGCCCGAGCTGCACCCGCCCGTGGAGCGGACGTTGCCGCGGTGGCCCGACACGACCGCCGAGCTCGAGCCGCAGCCCGAGCCCGGCGACCCGCCCAAGACACCCGATTGATCGAGACGGTCCTGTGGGTGCTCGTCGTGCTGCTCGCCCTCGCGGTGCTCGCGTCGCTGCGGCGCTAGCCCCTAGTAGCAGTTGGCGTTACGGACTTTCAGCAGTCTGAAGTAGCCCCGCGGCGATGCCTTCACCGCCCGATAGCGGCCGTCCGAGCAGTACGCGCCGTTGTAGCTCCACGAGCAGTCGAACGTGGTGAACACCTCGTACGGGACCTCACCGCTATGACCGAACCGCGGGATCCCCTCACAGTAGGCATGGTCGACGCCCCTCTCGAGCGAACTGTTGGCGTCGGTCTCCTCGATCATGTAGGACGTCCCCGGAATCCACGAACCGTTGCCCGAGCTCGGGCGGGCACCAGCGCTCGACGCGAACACACACACCGCCAGAGCGACCATCAGGGTCGCGAGAACAGCAGCCTTCATCGAAGTCTCCTTTGTTGTCCAGTTCCCCCGCCGGCTGACCCGCCGGGGTTCACACGTGAAGGTAGCGGGAACGCTCAACGGCAGGTATCCCCCATCTGGGGTGTCCGGGGTGGGCTACCGTCAGGGGTCGGCCGGCCGCCGAGCTCTGTCCAGTGCTTGGCGCCCGGCCGGCTTATCCCTCGGCGAGCTGCTCGCCTTTTTCGCGCCACCCTTGCACGGTCGGGTGCGGCACCCCGATCGCTTTGCCGAGCGCGCGGTCGCTCCACCCGTCCTGGCTCGCCCGGAACGTCGCCAGGTACAGCGCCTCCTCGGCCTCGAGCGCGGCTTGGCGGGCGTCCGTCACCGCGTCGTACAGCTCGCGGACACGGTCGGCGCTCTCCTGGGGCGGGTCGGCCAATGTCCGTGCAGGTTGGCCGAAAGTACGTCATATTCGTTGCATGGCCTCTCATGCAGTGGTAGCCTCCGCGCGTCCCGAGACGCCGGCAAGCTGTTGGTTGGCTTGGTGCTGTGGCTGACGCCGTCGGGTGTGACCGGAGCGGAAGGGCGGCGCATGGCGGCGGCGGCAGGGACGGCAGGCTCTCATCGATCTTTCATAGTTGCCGCAAAATGCGGGCAGTTCCGCTGTCCCCGTCTGTCCCCGTCTGTCCCCCGCACGCACCTGCTGTCCCCGTTTGTCCCCGTCTGTCCCCGTTTGTCCTGTCGAGGGAACCGGTAAACCGGGGCGATGACCGCGAACGGGAACGGGAACGGGAGGCTGCTCACCGTCACCGAGGTCGCGGACTGGCTCGGCGTCAGCACAAAAACGGTTGTCCGCTGGACACGTAACGGGAAGCTCCCGTTCGTCAAGCTTCCCGGCGGCCGGCTCCGCTACGACCCCGCCGAAATCCAGATGTGGATCGAGGCGCACCACGGCAGCGAGCAGAACGCATGAGTACCATCCTGGCCGACAACAAGAAGCCCGGCGCCGCCGAAACGGCCCGGGCACGGCACAGGAGGTCTCAGCTCCCATGCTCGACCGATCCTACGGCAGCACCGCTCGAGGTGGCGCTGCTCACACTCGCCCAGGCCCGGGCGATCCTGGCGGACCCGATGCGTGACCTGGCGTACCTCGACACGCGACTCGGGCCGACGGTGGCCGCGTACATCGCGTGGAAGAAACTCGGCCGGCCCGCCAAGACCACGATCGACACCTACGAGCGTCGGCTCGCTCGGCTCGCGGTCGGGCTCCCCCCCGGTGTCGGGATCGCCGAGCTCGACGTCGCCGACCTCAGCCTGTACCTGAACACGGTGCCGCCGGACAGCTGGCAGCACGACCGGACGATCATCAACGGGTTCATCAAGTGGGCGATCATGTACGACCACCGCCCCGCGAAGAACCCGATCGAGTTCCTGCCGAAGATGCTGCCGGCGCCGCAACGCACGATCAAGGTGTTCGCCGAGCACGAGATCGACTCGATCATCAACGCCGCCCGCTTCATGGACGATCCTGTCCGTGACGTCGCCCGCGCGCAGCTGATGATCGATTCGGGCTGCCGCAAGGCCGAGCTCCGGATGCTCCAGCACCAGCACATCAAGCCGGGGAAGAGGCTGATCGAAGTGATCGGGAAGGGCGACAAGGAACGCGAGATCCCGATCCACGGCGATTTCTGGCTCGCGTACGAGCACAGCCTGCTCGAGCCGATCCCGAAGCTTGACCGGCTCCCCGAGCCCGACGACTTCTTCTGGTTCCCGATGCGGATCGCGGGTGAGTACAAGGGCCGCGATCGGCAGGTGACCCGGGCCTACCCCGAGAAGCCGATGGGTCAGCGCAGCTTCCACGAGTGGTGGGTGCGGCTGATCGATCACGCCGGCGTCACCTACAGGAAGCCGCACACCACGAGGCACACCTACGCGACCGCCGCGCTCGAAGCCAGCGACGGGGACATCTACGGCGTCAAGGAGCTTCTCGGCCACGCCTCGGTCTCGACGACCGAGCTGTACCTGCACGCGGGGAAGAAGGCGAAGGAATCGGTCGCGCGGAAGCTCGCCGCGGCGCGTCGCCTGACCCGCGAGGATCGCCCGTCGTGACAACAGTTATCCACAGCCGGAGATTTTGTTGCGATAGGGCGTCTCGCAAACCCGCATGGTTGCGTTATTTAAGGCGCCTAGCGGATTCGAACCGCTGTTACAGGCATAAGGCCCGAAAGTCACAAAACCCTGCAAAACACGGGGTTTTGGGGTGAACCAGCGTTCAAGCTTGGCGAGGGGTGAAGCACACCCCGCTACTCAGGCGGGCGGGATGAGGGCGCTGAAGCACCCTCCCCGGCCCCTCGCCGAGATCGCCTTCTTAGCGGATTCGAACCAGCGTTACCGGCCGACCGGCGTTAGCTCCGCCAGCGCCTCTTCGATCAGCTTCCGCGCTTCCTCGATCTTCGGGAGCGGCGAGTCATCGATCCAGTGCGCCGACTCCGCGTCGGACAGAAGGTCGTCTAGCCGTTCCAGCAGTTCGCGGATCTCAGGCATGCCATGACGCTAGCGGATTCGAATCCCAGAAAACGGCCGGAGGCCGACGATGTGATCAGTCCTGTCCGGCAAGCAGACGACGTGCGACCTCCGGATAGCTATTCGCCATCAGGTTCGCGTGGATCTCGGGACCAGCCGGGAGCGGTTCTTTGGCGTGAACTCGCTGGAAGTGCGAGAGCAGCTTCGCGTATTCGGCTGGCGTCAGAGGCTGCCAGGTCACAGGGATTGGATTGTAGTCGATGAGCCTTCCGGATTCGAACCCCAGTAAGCGGCAGCCGGGTGCCGCACACGAAGACGTGAGGTGGCCTGCACCGGAGACGAGGCTCGACATCGGGCTACGGAAGTTGCGCGACTACGGCGGCGGCGCGGTGCTTTCTGACGCTGAGGCGGACGCAATCCTGGCTGATCGTGCCGCGCTTGTGGCTGCGCGAGACACCGCCGAGCGGGAACGGGACGAACTAAGGGAGGCTCTCCAAGATGAGTTGGACAATTGGAACCCGGAGGCACGGCCGACGATCAGCGCGGAACTTCGTGCGGCCGAGGCCAGCCGGGACGTAGCAGCAGCCGCGTTCCGCGATCTGCTGGCCATCGCAGAGGAAGAAGTCGGGCCGAAGGACTCTGCGCCGGAGAAGGATGCCGCGTATTGGGCCGCGATCGACCTGGACAAGGGCTACCAGGTTCCGGGCGTGCAACGGCGCATCCGGCTCGCAAGGGCCGTGCTCGCCGCTCGTGAGGCTCTGCGCGTCACCGGCCAACCGCTGAGCGAGCCTGGAGGGGTGCCCGCTGGAGACCGGGACGCCGAGATGAGCCAGTCTGCTCCCTCCGGCTCGCTGAGCGAGCACGAGGCATGGTGCGCGATGTACACCGGAACGGGCGCCATCTGTAACTGCGCGCCACGTGCGGTCACCGACCAGGGGCAGGCAACGGAAACGAGCGAGACGGTTGTGATCGATGACGGGTTCGGGATATGACCGGCCTAGCGGACTCGAACCCCAGAAAACGGCTGGAAGCACTCCTCGAAGTGGCCGAAGCAGCTAAGGCGTTCGTATCCACGACGAGCTACTTTCGCCAGCCGCGTTCATCGCGGGCTGAGTTTGAGGCGCTCGCTATCGCGCTGATCAAAGCGGAGTCGGCGTGACCGGCCTAGCGGACTCGAATCCCAGTAACGATCCGCCTGTCCGGTCTTGTTGCGGGCAGCGCCACTACGGAGTCCAGTGTCCAGACGGCAAGGTGATGTGCTGCCTCTGCTTCGAGAGGTTCGCCATCTCCGAGTTGAACGAAACGGCGGACGGCGACAAGGAAGACGTGTGCCTGGAGTGCGGCGAGATGGAGGCGCGAGCGTGGCCCTAGCGGACTCGAACCCCAGCAAACGGCGGAACGCGCGAGCGTGGCAACGCGCCTATGTCCTCTGGCTGCTCGACCGTGATCCCGAGTACGCGGCGAAGCTCATCAAGCGGTTCCGATGGAAGAAGCCGAAGCCTTGACGGATCAGAACCCCAGTTACCGGAGGCTGGGCGAGCCGCCCGTAGGGCAGGGGTGCCGTGTGGCGGGCGGCTCGCCGAGCCTCGAGGAGCCGATGTGATTGTCGCGGCCGCGCTGATGTTCTTCGTCGGGCTCGGCGTCGGCATCGTCGCTACCTGCGTTTTCTACGACTCGGTCGTCGGGGGTCTCGGCGGGCTCCGCGAGTTCGGCGATCTCTATCGGGACGACCGATGAAAGCCGCCGGCGACGACCGGCGAGGCCACCCAATTCTCACGAAGGGATCGGTGATCTGAACCGTGCAGCCCATCTCATCCTCGCCCTGTACCTGCTCGCGCTCGCCCTGGCCGTCACGGCGAAAACGACCCGGTCGACACCTGATGCGCTTATGCGCGGGTTCATGTGTATCCACCGGTTTGAGGGCTCGTGGACGGATCCGGGCGCCCCGTATTACGGCGGCCTGCAGATGGACTGGACGTTCATGAGCACCTACGGCCCGGACTATTTGCGGGCGTGGGGGACGGCGGATCATTGGCCGCCGGCGGTTCAGATCGCGGTCGCGATGCGCGCCTACCTGTCGGGGCGCGGGTTTTATCCGTGGCCGAACAGCGCGAGATTGTGCGGGCTGATCTGATGCCCGCGAGGGATCCGGCGCCTGCACCGTCACCCCCGCCTAGCCCGACAGGCGGTCAGGCGCCGGACACAGAGTGGGCGAGGAAGCTCCGTGAGTCGTTCCCGGCGTCGCAGATCGGGAAGCTACCAAAGGGCGGGGTGATGCTCGACTACGTCGGTCACGCCGCCGTCACCAGCAGGCTCCTCGAGGTCGATCCCGGCTGGGCGTGGGAACCGATGGCGCTGACCCCAGAGGGGTTGCCGGCGCTCGATCGTGCGGGGAACCTGTGGATCCGGTTGACGGTGTGCGGTGTCACCCGCCCAGGTGTCGGCGACGGCAGGAACGCGAAGGAGTGCATCAGTGACGCGATCCGTAACGCGGCGATGCGGTTCGGGGTCGCACTGGACTTGTGGGCGAAAGAAGACCTGCGCGGCGACGCCGCCGACGAGTCACAGGAGCAGCCGCGGGCGGCTGCTCCTGTGATCACGAACCCGCAGCGGAAACGGCTGTGGGCGGTCGCGAAGGAGAACACCGTCAGCGAGGAGCTGCTCCGCAAGATCGTGTTCGACGTCGCCGGCGTCGACTCGACATTGGACATTCCGCGTGACCGGTACGACCTGATCATCGAGGCGATCCAGGCGCAGGCCGTCCCGTTCTGATGGACGCCCCGCGAGAGACGGTGCCGCCGGCTTGGGTGTATGACGAGCCCGAACGCGAATGGGCCGGGTCGGAGCTCCTGCCCGATCCGCGTGAGGAACGCCTCGAGGAGTTGTACGCGGCGTCGAGGCAGAAGCGTGAGGACGCGGAGTAAGTGGACGGCTGGATCGTCGTCCGGAACTGGGACCGGTTCCAGCACTACACCGATCGGCGGCCGGTGTGGATCAAGCTTTACACCGACATCAACAGCAACGACGAATGGCTCGGGTTGAGCAGCGCAGCTCGCGGGATGTTGACGACGATCTGGGTCGAATTCGCGCGAAGTGGAGGCCACTTAAGGGTGCAAAAGTGTATGGAACTGTGCGGGAAGTCCGCGCGAAGCTCGCACCTCGACTCGTTGATTCATGCGGGTTTCATCCAGGTTGTTGCTAGCAAGCCGCTAGCCCAGAGAAGAGAAGAAGAAGAGAAGAAAGAACTTAAAGCTCCGACTCTCAGACTCGAACCACCAAAACCAGCACCGACCGCGTCTCACCGCACGAACGTCGTCGCCGCTGACGGGTTCGCGGCGATCGAACGGATGATCCGTAACGGCGTCATCCACGACGACCTCGACCTCGACGCAGAGCTCCGCGGCTACCGCATCGACGGGCACCTCGCCGAAAGCCTCCACGAACAACTCGAACGCAGACTCAGCGGGCAGCAGTCGTGACACCGCTCGAACGGGAACAAGCCAAAGAGATCACCAAACTCCGCCACCTACTCCAACGCGCCAACACCCGCGTCTCGAAACAACGCCGCCGCGCGGAACTATGGCGGCTCCGCTGGCGCCGAGACCGCCAACACCAATGACACGCCGCACCAGCAAGCACGGCACCACCTACACCCAAGGCTCCTCGAGCACACCACCAGCCGGGATGCCCCACACCTGCGGGATCTGCGGACAACGGATCTACACCAGCCGCGAATCGTTTCAACACCACATCGACGACATCGCGCATACTCAGCACGCCTGGCATATCGCCTGCAAACAAGGAGGAACCATGAACGAAACAACCGAACCCACCACACCCGAACCCACCGAGCCAGAGCCCGACAGCGGCGACGAGGGCGACGAGGAGTGAACTACCGAACCATCACCATCGGCGAGATCGCATGGGTCGTCATCGCGGTGTTCGTCGTCCTCGGCTACTTCAACGGCTGGGGCTAATGAACACCACCAACCCCCGCGCCTGGATCGACGCGAACCACGTACCCATGATCCGACACGACGTCCCGCTCGACGAGGCGAAAGAGCTCACCGCGATCATGCACCAAGCGTTCAACGCCGGCGTCCTCAAAGGCATCGCCCAAGCCGATTTTTTGAGACCACCCGGCCGCAAGACTCCGAACCCGTTCGCGTATTTCCCCCCCGGGGCTGATGTCGCCTAGCTCGCCTGCGTATGGGGCGCGGTACGCGCGGATCCGGCGGATGCAGCTCGGCCAGGGTGTTGTGTGCGCTCACTGCAAGCGGCGACCGGCGACGACGTTGGATCACCATCCGCCGTTGGCGATGCACATCCATGTCGAGGGGTCGAGGTGCTGTCACCTGATCCCGTCGTGCGCGGAGTGCAACCGCGAGGGCGGCCATCTGGTGCAGCAGGGCCGGTGGCGCCCCGACGCGTTGGTCGCGCCGGCGGAGCTGGAGCCGGAGCCGGAACGCGTCGGGGTCGGGCCCGACGACAAGCGGTGGCGGGTGCCGTGGCTGAGGGGGCTGCGCCAGCCGCCCGCCGACGCTGCGTGGCCGAGGTTGATGTCGGTGCCGCACCGCCGCGCCGTCGGGTCGCTCGGGCCGGAGTTCGTCCGTTCGGCTGAGGAACGGTCTGGTCGGTCGCTCAGGTGGTGGCAGCGGCTCGCGGCGACCCGGATGCTCGAGATCGACGACCAGGACAGGTTGGTGTGGGAAACGGTGCTGCTGTCGATGCCCCGCCAGCTCGGGAAGTCGTGGCTCCTCCGTGAGCTGTGTTTGTGGCGGATCCATCAGGGTGGCCGGTTCGGGGAGCCGCAGGACGTTTTGCACACCGGGAAGGACCTCGCGGTGTGCAAGGAGGTGCAACGGCCGGCGCGGGTGTGGGCGAAAGCCCGGCCGGAGTTCAAGGTGCGGGAGGTGAACGGGCAGGAGGAGATCGAGCTCCTCGAGGACGGATCACGGTGGATGCTCCGCGCGAAGGAGGCCGTCTACGGGTACTCCGTCAGCTTGGCGGCCGCGGACGAGGCGTGGAAGGTGCGGGCATCGTCGATCGAGGAGGGGCTCGAGCCGACGATGGTCGAGCGGGAACAGCCGCAACTTTTGCTCGTGTCGACGGCGCACAGGCTCTCGACGACGCTGATGCTCGGCCGGCGGAAGCTCGCGTTGGAGGGCCTCGAGCTCGGCGAGGGGGAGCTCCTGATCGAGTGGAGCGCACCGCTCGAGGCAGACCTCGACGACGTGTCGGTGTGGCGGCACGCGTCCGCGCACTGGTCGGGCCGGCGGGAGCACACGATCCGGAAGCAGCTCGAGGCCGCGAGGTCGGGGACGTTGGAGGACCCCGAGGAGCCGGACCCGGTCGCGTCGTTCCGGGCGCAGTGGCTGAACCAGTGGCCCCGCCGCGTCACCGAGCCGTCGGGCGGCACCGAGGCTCTGCTCCCGGCGGGGTTGTGGGCCGACCGTGCCGAGGCCGGCGTCGCCTCGACGGGGCCGATCTGGGTCGCATTGGAGGACGACTACGGGCTGGGCGCGGCCGTCGCGGCGGTCGGGAAGCTCCCCGACGGCAGGTTGGAGGTCGACGCGTGGGCGTGCCCCGACTGGGACACGGCCGTCGTCGAGCTCCAACGCCTCGCCGGGCACCGCCCGGTCAAGCAGCTCCTCGTCGGCGCGTCGCTGATCGACCGGGTCCCTGCCGGCACCGCCCCGGTCCCGTCCGCCGCCGGCGGCACCCAAACCCGGACCGGGCTCGCGCTGCTCCGCGACCTCGCAGTCGGAGGGCAACTCGTCCACGACGTCACCACGTTCGAGCTCGACGAGGCACTCACGGTCGCGCAGGTGCGGGAGGCACCGACCGGGCTGTTCCTGATCGCGCGCGGGCCGACCCACCTGATCCGCGCGCTGGTGTGGGCCGTCGGTGCCGCTCACCGCCCCGCTCCCGTCCCGTCGATCCATTAGAGTGCCTGCACGGTGGGTCTTTTCACCCGCTCGATCCGGCCTCCTGAGATCCCGAACGGGAACGACCCGGTGACCGCCACCCCGGGGACCGTCGGCCCGCCGAGCATCAATCCGGGTGACCCGCACGGCGTCACGCTCGAGGACGCCACACCTCCCGTGGCGCCGTCCGGGCCGACCCGGATCGTTCCGTCGGCATGGTCAGGCTGGCCGGCGGACTGGAACGCGAGCTGGTACACGGGCAGCGGGCCGGTCGAGGAGACCGCGTGGACGTGCATCGACCTCAACGCGTCGCTGCTGTCGACGATGCCGCCCTACCTTGTGAACGCCGCCCCGACGCTGAACGCGGACTGGCTGATCAACCCGAACCCGGACCTGTACACCGGCTGGGACGAGTTCGCGAAACAGGTTTGGTGGGACTACCAGGCCGCCGGCGAGGTGTTCATCATCGCCGACTCGTTCTACGCGACGGGGTGGCCCGCCCGGTTCCACGTTGTGCCGCCGTGGTACGTCCAGATCACGTTGGTCGACGGGCTCCGCCGGTTCACGATGGGCGACGCCGACGTCACCGGCCGGATGCTCCACATCCGCTACACGTCCCGGGTCGGCCCTGACGTGCACGGGCACGGGCCGTTGGAGGTCGGCTCCGGCCGGCTGGTCGCGGCGCAGGTCCTGGCGGAGTACGCCACGAGGATGGTCACGATGGGCGGGATCCCCTCCAGCGTCCTGGAGCACCCGGAGGAGCTCACCGCGGACCAGGCAGCCGAACTGCAAACGCAATGGGTGCAAGCCCGGATCTCGTCCCTCGGCGAACCGGCAGTCCTGTCCGGCGGCGTCACGTGGAAACCGACGCAGATGAACCCGAAAGACATGGGTTTGTTGGAGCTGTCGCAGTACGTCCAGTCACGGATCGCGATCCTCCTCGGCGTCCCGCCGTACATGGTCGGGCTCCCGTCCGGCGGGGATCCGCTCACCTACAAGAACGTCGTCAACCTGTTCGATCACCACTGGCGTGCCGGGCTCCGCCCGAAAGCCGCCGCCGTGATGAGTGCGCTGTCCGGGTGGGCGTTGCCGAGGGGCACGACCGTCGAGGTCGACCGTGACGCGTACGTCGAGCCGCCACCTTTGGAGCGGGCGCAGACCGCGCAGATCCTCAACAGCATCGTCGACAAGCTCGGGAACCCCGCCCTGACCGTCGACGAGATCCGCGACGCGGAACGCCTGGACGACCTCAACCCCGAACAAGCCGAGGTGCCGCAATGAACCAGCCGACCGGTGAGCTCGAGTACCGCACCGCCACCCAGACAAGCGTCAACTATGCGAAACGACTGGTCGAGCTGGTCGTGCTGCCGTACGAGACCGAGACCGTCGTCGAGCACCGCGGACGGATGGTCCGCGAGGTCATCAGTAGAGGCGCGTTCGACGGGATCGAACGTCGCGCCAACAGGGTCCGCGTCAACCGTGATCACGACGTCACGCGGACAGTCGGGCGTGCCCTGTCGTTCTACCCGTCGCGCGACGAAGGCCTCGTCGCGGAGCTCCGGATCGCGCAGACCGAGCTCGGCGACGAGACCCTCGCCCTCGCGGACGAAGGGATCCTCGACGCCTCGGCGGGGTTCATGCCGATGCCCGACGGCGAGACGTGGCCGGACCGGAACCTCCGCCGCGTCGAGAAGGCCTGGCTCGCGCATATCGCGATGACCCCCGACCCCGCCTACGAGACCGCCCGGGTGCTGTCCGTCCGCTCACAGGCGCCCACAGGGGCCGTCGTGGTGGCGACGCCGAACCTCGACCGGATCCGTGCGTCTGTCCTCGAGGACATGTATTCTCGGCTGAGCCGCTGAACTACCAGCCGTTGTAGACCACTGGGTGGGCCGGCTGTTGCGGGGGACGTGGCGCCCGGGCGAAACCGTCAATCGTTTCGCAACCAGAAAGGCGCACCCCGCTATGCGTGCATCAGACCAGATGCTTGCCCGTCTCGGAGCCGAGATCGAGCAGCAACAAACGTTCCAGGACAAGCTGATCGAGGACGCCGAGAAGGACGGGCGCGACCTCACAGACAACGAGATGGAGCTCTTCACCCGCTCCCGCACCCGGCTGCAGGAACTGAACAAGCAGATCGAGCCCGTACGCGAGTCGCGTGAGATCTCGATCCAGTCCAGGTCGATGATCGCGGACCTCGCGAAGTTCACCCAGGACGAATCGAACCAGCCGCCCGCCCAGGTCGAGTACCGCTCCGCCGGCGCGTACGTCCTCGACTACTGGAAAGGCTCGCTCGGCGCGTCGGACGCGATGAAACGGATGGACCTGTACAACCGCGCCGCGTCGCACCAGACGACCGCGGACAACCCCGGCCTCTTGCCGACGCCGATCGTGCAGCCCGTCGTCAACTTCATCGACGAGTCCCGGCCGATCACGACGTGGCTCGGCCCCAGGCAGATCCCGTCGAACAGCTGGACCCGCCCCAAAGTGACGCAACACACCAGCGTGGCGGCGCAGCCGACCGGTGAGAAGAACGAGCTCGTCAGCCAGAAGATGACGATCACGAAGACCGCTGTCACCGCCAACACCTACGGCGGTTATGTCAACGTCAGCCGGCAGGACATCGACTGGTCGACCCCGTCGATCATGGACCTCGTCATCTCCGACCTCGCGGCGCAGTACGGCATCGTCACCGAGGCCGCGCTCGGGGCCGCGCTGCTCGCAGGCGCGACCGCGGGGACGACGATCCCGACCGGCGCTCCCACCGCGGCCGCTTTGAGCGGCGCGTTGTGGTCGGCCGCCGCGACCGCGTACACCGCCGTGAAAGGCCAGGGGCGGCTCGCGTTCTTCGTCGCACCGGACCAGCTCGGCCTGTGGGGCCCGCTGTTCGCCCCCGTCAACCCCGTCACGGCGCAGTCGGCGGGGTTCGAGGCCGCCAACTTCGGCTCCGGGCTGATGGGCGCCATCAGCGGGATCCCGACGTACATGGACGCGGGCCTCGCGGCCGGCACGAACCTCGTGATCAGCTCAGCCGCGGTCGAGGTGTACGAAGACCGGATCGGCAGCCTCCAGGTCGTCGAGCCGTCCGTGCTCGGGGTCCAGGTCGCGTACGCGGGCTACTACACGTGGTGGATCGCCGCCGGCGGCGGGATCGTGTCGATCGTGAAGACGCCATGACCGAGACGCTCTGGGACGCACCGAACCAGCAGGTCGTCCGTCCCGACCAGTCCGCACCGTGGGACGAAGGCACGGGTGGCAGCGAGAACGCCAGCCCGAAGGCCGTCGACGAGAGCAACGAGCCGACGCTCGACGAGATGACGAAGAACCAGCTGCTCGCGTACGCCGACGACCACGGCATCGACGTCGACCAGTCGTCGTCGAAGGCCGACATCCGCACGGCGATCGACGAGGCCGGCTGACAGCTGTGGTGGCGACGAGGGTG